ATCGAACAGGTTGAAGAAGTTTCGTTTACCACCGTTACCGAAGTTACATCCGTAACAACACCGAACTTGATTACTGACGACAGCACCTACACTGACACAAACGTTAGTATCGGTGGCAACTACGGGATGCCCGGTGCGGACTTTACAACAGGGCATCAAGGTTTAGGCGGCGGCACCCGCATGTACGAAGGCGGCTTTGCAGACGAGGATATACAGACTTTAGATTATGGCGTTACAGTACACTCTCACGGTTCAAACACATCTGTTCCAGCATGTAGCAACACTACCAGCGATTGCCGAGATGATTTTAGCGTTACGGTAAGTTTGTACTACCAAGACGAATTGGTAGATACCCTGACGCATTCGTACACAGGAATAGACTGGTCAGGTTCGCGGGACTATGAATGGTCTGAAGATGTAAGTGCCCTGACGTTCGACTACGGTACGATGGAGTTGTTTGGGATTGATAGAGGCTTCTACGGCGGCTACTACGGTCCGGGGTTTAGCGACCCGTACGTTCGCGCAACTTACAATGTTATGGAACAGGTTGTTCAGCGAGTTGTCGAATACGTACAGATGGAAAGCATAAGAAAGAGTGACGTTTATGTTTACGAAAGCATATATAACCCACCAGTTCAAATCGTTGACATCCAGATTGAACCACTTACGGACACAGATTTTGAGGTGCTTGTCTTTGAGATTGACGAGGTTGGCAACGAAATCGTTGAGGTGTTTGAAGTCGAAGTGGCGGAACTTGACATGGAAGTTGGTGACGAAATGGAACCAGTTTCTATTGAAGTTGATGATACGGAACCAGAACCAGTAGCGATAGAAGAAGTAAGTGAAGAACCGGAAGCCGTACAAGAGTCCAGTGAAGATGTGGACGAGCCAGTGGAAGTGGCGGAAGAATCCGAAGACGAACAGCCAAGACCCACGACTAAAGTACGAAAGAGTTCTAATTACTCCCCCGTCCTCGATTCAATCAAAGTAGCCCTGATGGTGCAAAATGAAGCGTCCCGTGCCTTTACAGCGTATCAACAAGAGACAATACCGGATGTTCCTTTTTACAGCCCTATGGAGATTGATGGCGGGAACACGGTAGATAACCCGCTAGGTCGTTGGATGACAGGTGCATCCGACTTACTCATGGAAGAGATGGTAGATTCACAATGGCAGAAGTAGAGTATCAAGGCATCAAAGTATCGGGCGGCAAGCTGCTCTTAATCCTACCCTTGCTCGGAACGTTGGGCGGTGGCTTGTGGGCTGGCTTTGAGTTTTACAAGGACTACATGACCATGAAGGAGCAGATACAGAACTACGTTGCTCCTGACCTATCAGCCATTGACCGACAGCAAGCCGTTATGGAAAGCGAGTTCGCGGCGTTGAAACGCGAAGACGACGCTATGGCAGAAGTTGTTCGCACCGAAGTCAACAGCATGAAAGAAGGCTTGGGCACCGTAAAGTCTGACCTACAGGACATCAAGCGTGAACTGAAGGATGACATGGCTGCAATGTTCAAGGTAATCGACAAGCAGGACGGACGTAATCGCGACAACGTAGAGACAGTTCGCGGGGTCATCAACGCCTTTGAAATCCGCATGGATGCAAAGATTGACCGTCTCGACCAAAAGATTGACGAACTCGAAGAGAACTTAGATAAGAAAATCAAGCGGGCCTTAGACAACCCTCTTGCTAATCAATAGTTGACACAGCGCAAAAAATAATATACAATAGTGTATTGGAGACACATGTGATTAAACTTGCCTATGATGCTCTTGCTTTTAAGTATCGCGCTGAGATGCTAGACGCAGAGTACACCTTTAAAAACTACCTTGTCAACCCTGCAGCTATTGGCGAACACCCCCAGTTGCTAGAGGAAATGGACACGGCTCTAGATAAGTGGGCGGCAGCAAAGGATAAGCTGGAAGCCCTGAACGCATTGGTACAGACAGATGCCCCTGAAGAAAAGCCAGAAATCACTCAAAGCGTGGACTAAGCAGAAGTGGCGTACCAAGTCTGGTAAGCCATCTACTCAAGGTCCTAAAGCAACAGGCGAACGCTACCTGCCTGAAAAGGCAATCAAGGCTCTGTCTGCAAAGGAATATGCTGCCACCACCCGCGCCAAGCGAAAGGCTACGAAGGCTGGTAAACAGGTATCGAAGCAACCCAAGAAGATTGCTAAAAAGACTAGAGCGTATCGGAAAAAGTCCTAATGCCTATTATTGATACTTCCAAATACTTTACCGAGTCTGTAGATTTGACAACTACAGATGACACAGACATATATGTTGTTCCAAACAACTATTCGGCACACGTGGAGCATTTCTTCATCAGTAATAACCACAGCAGTAGCGACAGTTACACTTTGAAGTTTTACCACGCTGATGATAACACAACCCACACAATTTTAAACAGTCATTCCCTAGATGGTAAAAGCATAGAGTCTGTCTTTACCACAACAAAACCGTTCTTCTTACATGCTGGGGATAAGTTGATTGTTGCGGCAACAAACGCCAACAGGCTTGTCGCTACAGTAAGTGTAGAAGAACACTACGACCCTAACCGTTAAACGCCAAAGAGGAGAAACTCATGGCAATTACTACTGCAATGTGTACGTCGTTTAAGAGCGAACTTCTTGGCGGTACACACGACCTTGACACCGATACCCTGAAGTTGGCCCTTATCAAGGACAGCCCAACAGGTACTTACGATGCTACAACAACAAACTATTCAGACGTAACAGGCAACTCTGACGAAACAACTGGCACAAACTACACTGCTGGTGGTCAGACCCTTGATGGTGCATCTATCACAACTGATGGCACTACAGCTATCGTTGACTTTACTGACGAAGTATTCACCAACGTTACCGTATCTGCCGACGGCTGTATCATTTACAACTCATCACAGAGCAACAAAGCCATCGCCGTAATCGACTTCGGCGGCACTGTTGCTGCTACTGCTGGTGACCTAACAATCGAATTCCCTGCTGCCGACGCTTCTAACGCTGTTATCCGCATCGCGTAAGGGAGTAGGCGATGTCGTTCTACGATACCTCTGATGCTATTTTCGGTACCGGTACGTACGGTTCTGCCAGCTATGGAAGCGTAACACCTATCGTTGCATTAACAGGGGTCAGTGGAACAGGCGCAGTTGAATCTGTTTCTGCAGGTGGTTTTGAGGTAGACATCAGCGAACGCTTGTCCAGTGTATCTGCGACAGGCTCTATCGGTGTAATCTCGCCTAATCTGAATGTGTCAGTTACAGGCGTATCTGCTACAGGTTCAGTCGGAACAGTAGAGCCGAGACCTAGCGAACCCGTTGACAGCGTATCTGCTACAGGTTCTATTGGAACGATTGCTGTAAACCTTTCCTTTACACTTACAGGTGTAGCCGGAACGGGTGCTGTAAACGACGACTTAGACATCCGGTCAATCAAGACAGCAAATGCGACAGGCGTAGTTGGTACAACTGCTGTAAATGGTAACGTCAACATTGTTGTTGTTATCGACCAAGTTACAGGCGTAGGGGCTACGGCATCTCTAGGCTCTATCGACACAAAGGTAAAAGAGCCTCTCAGCAGTGTTGCTGGAACATCTGCTCTCGGAACAATTACAACCACTGCCGTTGTTACCGTGTTCGTTGCATCAGCCTACGATAGAAAGCACGTAGTCAACGTTGTTCCAGAAGCCTTACAATTACGTTCTGTACCTACGGGTGCAGCCAGTGACTTTAGCAGACAGCGTGTTGTCACAGTACAACCACAACAGACAAGTATACAAAGAAGGGCAGCATAATGTCGCTTAAATGGCCTAACAAAGACCCTGACGACCAGCTTGATTACTCAATTAACTGGAAGCCCGCATTGGGTTCTGACACGATTTCTTCTGTTGTGTGGAAGATTCACGATGCTGACGGCGTAGCACAGACTTGGGCATCAGGCGAGACTATCAATGGTTTGCAGCATGTTAGCAGCACCAACACAACAACTGTTGCAACAATTTATCTTGGTAGTGGTACTGCGTTTACCAATTACAAGATTATCTGTCGCATGACTGCTAGTGACGCAACAATCCGCGAACAGGAAGTTCGTATCAGGGTAGTGGAGAAGAACTAATGGCATATGATTACATTGGCCTTTCTAACGAAGTTTGCCGCCGCCTCAACGAAACAGAACTCACCACAAGCAACTTTGCTACAGCATCGGGCTTTTACGCACAGATTAAAGATGCCGTGAACGCCTCTATCCGCGACGTTAATCAGAAGCACTTCAACTGGCCTTTCAATCACAACACTGACGACATCGTTTTGACAGCAGGTGAGATGCGTTACCCTCTGCCAGAGAACGCAAAGTACACAGACTTTGATACGGTTCGTTTGGTTCGCAACACAACTCTGGGTGTGTCGGGTCTTCGCTTGAAGCAGATGAGTTACGACGAGTACATCGACCGTTTCATCGACCAAGAGTACGAGACAGACAGCGACAACGGTCAGGCACCTGAATACATTATCCGTTCGCAGGATGGGGACATCATCGTTGCACCGATGCCCGACAAGGCGTACACAATCGAGTACGAATTCTTCATGTTTCCTGCAGACTTGGACAACCATGACGACGTTCCAACTATCCCGTTTCGTTTCAAACACGTGATTGTTGACGGCGCAATGTATCACGCTTATATGTTCCGAGATAACCTAGAGTCCGCCAGCATCGCCCTTCGCAAGTTTGAAGATGGGTTGAAGCAGATGCGGACTCTTCTCGTAAATGAAAACGCTTACGCAAGGGCGGTCTAATGCCGGATAGGTGGCAAACATACCCCTTCGAGTTTAAGGGTGGCTTGATTACAAACCTGTCTCCGTTCCAGCAAGGTATTCAGGCACCGGGTTCGGCACGTATTCTTCGCAACTTTGAACCGTCAGTGTTCGGTGGCTACAGACGGGTTGAGGGTTACGATAAGTTCGACACTAACGCCTTGAGCAACACGGGCAATGTTCGCGGCTTGATACGCTACGACGATAAGGTGTTTGCAGCACGAGGCGATGACCTGTTCTTTTCAACAGGTTCTGGTTGGACACAGGTAACAGATAACGCTACATATAGCAGTTCGGGCGTTTCGTTAGGCGGTACAGAAAAAATACGGTTCTTGAAGTACAACTTTGACGGCACTGAGAAACTGCTTATTGTTGACGGCACAGGAAAGCCGTTCCGTTTTGACGGGACAACCTTCGAGCAGTTATCTTCCCTGTCTTCTGATGCGTCTGGTTCTAGCCACATCGTAAACTTTAAGAACCACGTATTTCTCGGAAACGGCGAAAACTTGCTTTTTTCCGCCCCGTACGAAGATGATGACTTTACAACTGCCAATGGTGGTGGTATAATAAACATAGCCGATAACATCACTGGTTTGATTGTTTTCCGTGACCAACTTATTGTATTTAGCGAAAACACAATCAGCCGTGTAGCAGGTAGCAGCGTTGCAGACTTTCAACTCCTACCT